ATCATCGAGGTTGCCTCGCTCAGGGAATCCTGGGCGGCGGTCAGATTGCCGAGCAGGGTTTCCTTTTCGGCAAGGGCGGCTTTGAGTTGGGAAAAGATGTTCATGTTCGACGTGGAGACGGTGTCAAAGTTTCTCAAATGCCGTCGTTGTCATCGTCCTGCTCCTCATCACCATCGTCGTCCAGGTCGCCGGAAATCAGTTCGAGGACTTCGCCGATGCCAGAAACCAACCGGTCGGCCAGTCCGTTGCCGACGGCCTGTTCACCGTCAAACCACTGACCCTGCATGGTTTCCTCCTCAATGCGGTAACCGGCGGCCTTGCGGTTTGCCACGACGGCCGTCGTGAAGCGCGAGTTCGCACGGTCAACCCCTTCCTGCAGGAAGGCACGCTCGGCGTCGGTAAATGCTTTGCCCTCCAATCCGATGGCCTTCAGGGATCCGGCTTTGAAGAGTTCGAGCTTCAGTCCTTCCATTTCGTAAGCCCGGCTGCTGTCGATCATCGCAAGGTAGGTTCCGATCGATCCGACGTCGCTCGATCCCGTCACGAAGATCCCGGCGGTCGCGGCGCTCGCGATCCAATAGGCAGCCGAGCACATCTGGCTGTCGGTGAAAGCGTAGAGGGGCTTGGAAACCTGACCGAGAGCGGCCGCGGCCTCCGGGGTTCCCGTGACCATTCCTCCCGGGCTGTTCACGTCCAGAAGGATGCTCGTTACCGAGGGATCCATGTCGGCTTTTTGAACGGCGTTCACGATCTGATCGACGTCGGCTCCCCCGCACATCATCTCAAGCATGTTGAGGCGCTTCCCGATGACCCCGTTGACCGGAACGATCGCCACGCCGTTTTGCACATCGTAGGCGCTTTCCTCCATGTCGTCCTGATCGCCGTCGTTTTCGGTGGTCAGGAATGAGGAGATCGACTGGGTCTGATGGGCCTCAAAAAGGGATTGGAGGCGGCGATGGGCCTCGGGAAGGATATGCCAGGGCGTGGCGTAGAGCCGGGTGGCGATGCGGGCAAGTTTCATAAGCAAGGGTGGCGTGTCAATTTCCGGCGTTTTTTTTGCTTTTGCTCTCGGCGACGCAGGCTCGGATCTGCATGGCCATCGAGTCGCGCCAACTCCGGCGCTTTCCCTTCCGCAGCTCGTAGGCCCGGAGGTCCTTGAGAAATTGTTCCTGCCCCGCATGGACGCGATATCCCCCGTCCATGGATGCGACCACCGAAAGCGGCGTCCCGTTCATCGTCCCCCGGCTGAGGCCGACCCCTTCAAAGGTCGCCATGAGATCCCCGAGGCCTTCCATGTCATTCGGCCCCGGCAGGCTCCTCGTCGGCGTCCGGTTCGGACAATTCAGGCTGCTGCACTTTCAGCTCCGGATACAGATCACTCATCGAAAGGCCCCTCTTTTCCATTTCGCCCTTCCTCCAGAGTGCAAAGTCCATTTCGCGGCTCACCTCTTCTTTGGCGTCCTGTCCTCGCAAATTATAGAGGCGCTCGGTGGACATCAGGCCGGTGCGGTGCTGCTCGAGGTAGATGCGGCCGTCTCTTGCAAAATCCACCGTGATTGCCTCGGGCGGAACCCATGTGTGCGAGTACCATGCGGGATCCTGGCATTTGCGAAGGCGTCCGGATTTGATTTCCTTGGCGATCGTGTAGACCCAATCGCGAGCCAACCAGGTATCGACGAAGTTCGCCTGTTCGGCGGAGATCCAAGCTTGGGCGTCGGCCAAGACATAGCGCACACCAGCACCGCCGAATTTTGCAATCGACCATCCCAAGGCGTCCGATATCCCCAATCCCCAGCAGCAATCCCGAATCAGGGAATTTTCGACGAATTCGACGCTGTTCGGGTGGGGTCTTTGATCCAGCAGTGTCTTGATGTCGTAGCCCGGGGGCACTTCCTTGATCTCCCCGCCCATTCCGAAGATTTCCGTGGTGCGGATGCTCTGGATGTTGCCGTTGGAATCGGTACCGGCCACCTGATCGGTTTGGTATTTCCCTGCCAGGGCGTCCATGATGCCGGGCGTGGCATCCTTGTCTTGGCTGGCAAGGTAGTATCCAATCTGGTTCGACAATTTGATCCCCTGCATGACCGAGGCGTTGAGCTCGGTGATGTCGATCAGTTTGTTCACCGCATGGGCCAGCGCTGAGACGCCGCGGAACTGCCCCGGGCTTTCCTGATTGCAGAGCCAAACGACATTCTCGGCACCCACCCGCGTCGTTTTGGAAAAATCGTCGTCGAGAAAATAGAATGCCTGGGCGCGGCCGAGCCGGTCCACCGCGATACCGTCGTTCATCTTTTTGTCGAGCGTGCCGATCGGTTCCCCGACCTGCGTGCCCGAGTAAAGTCGGCGAAGGGCTCCCCCGCTTTGGCTTTCACTGAAAACGATGGCCGCGTCGCCGTCCTTTTTCTGCGTCAGGTAGGCGAGACGCTGCATCTGAACGGCTGTCAACCTGCCGGAAACGTCATAGGTGGAGGCGCTGCGGGCACGGCGGTTGTAGGCTGCATCCGCCAGGGCGTTCCATTCGGAATCGCGGGTCGTGGCCTGCGGATTGAACCCGTTCCCCACGACCATGTTGGTGATCGAGGTGAGCAGCCGTCGGGCGAGGCCCATGTTCGCCATGAGGTAATGCACCTTGCGGGCGATTTCCCGACGGGTCCAAACATTGATCTCGTCCCGGGGTGAAAGCGTCGGCCAATAAATGTAGCCCCTCTGCATGGAGGGAACGGCGGCGTCATAGCCGTAGGCTGCCCTGATCTTGGCGGGTCCCGTTCCTCCGGTTTTCCTGTTGGGAGCGACGCGGCGGGTCGGGATTTGGCGGTTCGTTTTCTTGCTGGCCATAAACTAGGTGCGAACCAGCCGGTGGCTGAAATCGGCAATGACAGGTCCGGGGACGGGATCGAGCTTTGAATCTCCCGTGATTCCGGAAACGGCGGCTTCCATGAGCAGCTTTTCCACGGCGTATCCGATGACGGATTTCGGAAAACTGATTTCTCCGGAACTGTGAACGCCATCGTTTGAAAGCGTGGTCACGGTTACCTCATCGGTCGCAGAAAGGTAAATGCTGTCGGCAAGCGCCGTGAGTTGGTTCACCGTTTGCGTGCGGCGCAGATAGCGCAGGCAGTAGGTGACCTGCCCGTAGTTCGAGAGGCCGGAATAATTCAGTGACATCGCTCCCCTAGAGCGGTGTCAAAAAGAGGCCGAGGGGTCGGTGTACCCTACAAAAGGGACTCGATAAATTTCCCGCGACTCTGGTCGCCTCGCTGGCGATCAAATCGTGCCCAGGATTCCGGTTTCATGGAAACGGATCGGGTGACGGATTGGCGGCCTTTGGCGTTTTTCCCTTTGGATCCGGCCGGACGGCCTGCTCCTTTGCGGGGGCCTCCATGGGGTTTGGGATCGGTCATCGTTGGGAAGATTATTTCAGCAACTTGGAAACATGAACGCCACCAATAAACCAGCGGCGTCCGATTTGAGCAATCCAAGCGGTCGAAGTTTTTTCGGTTTTAGAATACGAATCGAGGCGTTTTAATCGATCTTGGCGATTTAGTTTTTTGATGCGGCGCAGGTTCATGGCTTTGATGGTGAGGGATTAGGCGCGAAAGATTGGGGCCATGCTGTAGCGATCGGGCATGAGGTACTCGCGGCCCTGATAGTCGGTGCGAATTTTGGTGCGGCGGGTTTTCTTGTCGTAGCTGATGGTGGCCCAGGATCCCTTCCGCTCAATCACGCTAAGGGAAAAGAAACAGTCAGCATCGCAGATGCTGCGGGTGGTCAGGGTGGATCCGGCGGTGATGGTGTGCATGGTGTGGCGTGGTTGGGATTAGGCGGCAAAAGAAGTGAGCGCGGCATTCATACCTTTGATGATTTGATCGGCAGAATTTTTTGAATAGGTGGCGCGAATTGCCGATTCAGTGCGGTCGATACCAAAACAAAGAGCGACAGAAATCAGAGCCATCACAAGATCGACGGGGGATTTTTCCGTGATCACTTTTGAAAATGTTTCCCCGGCGACGGTTGATGTGAATGGCGAGGCGGTGTGTGTGTTGTTCGTTTGCATGGTTCTGTTCTATCCCCAGCTTGATTTTCCGTCAACAACGTTTTATCAAGAAAAGGAAAGTTTTTTTGAACCCGTGAAAATTTACTTTCCGCCGGTCTTGGCGATCCAATGGGAAAGGACGGCCAACTTGACGCAGTCGCCGTAGTGATCCTCGCGAATTTCCTTCCAATACTTCGTAGTCCCCCTCGGGGTGCGGGTCTCGAGTAACTGCTGGCCGGTCAATCCATGGATGAGGGCGGACGGTGCGTCGTCCGGCAGATGCAAAAGCGGCGCGAGGCGTTTCTCGATTTTTTCCAAATAGAGGGAGAGCTTCAGCGTGTAATCGACATAAGTATGGAGGACGAGGCCACGGTGGGTCTTCACCTGAGAGGTGCTCCAGGTGCCAAAGGATGCGACGGATCCTTTTGACGGCCAAAGCTTCCCACGGCTGCGGACGCAAAGATCATAGAGACGGTCGGTCTGCCATCCGGAATCGACAATCCCGAAGCCGATGGGCCAATCGGCGTCGCCGGTTCCTTTGTAGGTCTTTTCCTTGAGAATGGTCAAAAGATCCTCCGGTGCCAGGACGGTGCCGCAATCGATCACCGCGATCTCCCCGTCCCGGGCCACGGCCGAGACGCACCAATGGGTCTGATCCTGTCCGGGGTCAGCCGTGAGGACTAGGAAGCCGAATTTCTCCAGAAGGAAGGGCGGGATCTGGCCGAGCCGGTAATCTTTGGACCGGAGGGCGTGGATTTTCTCTTCCTTCACGTTGACGGTGCTCTCCTGGTGCGGGAGGGCCATCCATCCGTTGTTGTAATCCTGCAGGCCAAACAGATCGATAGACTCCAAAAAGCGGACGGCCAGATTGCCGAAGGAGCATTGGACGTCGGGGGAATAGAAGGAATTGAGATGATACGAACGGCGACCCGCGGGGGCTCCCGGATTGCGCGGGATCCATTGCCCTTGAAGCATCATCGACGGCTTATGGTGATCCTTGATCTGGAATTGGCAATGCGGGCAGCGGTAATGGGCGGACTGCCGGACTTTTTCCTTGTCCCAGACGCCGTCGGTTCCTTTGGCGTTCTCATCCCAGACAAGGGTCGTCCGAGTGTGTTCAAAAGTGAATTGTTCACCGCACTCGGGGCAAGGCACATGGAAATACCTTTGATCTCCGGCCATGAAATCCATCCAGAATTCGTGCTCGGCGGTGGTGGGCGTGGACATTTTTACCCGTAGGGCTCGGGAAAAGGTCTTGGTGCGCTGCTCGGCAAGTTTCATGGCGCTCGACTCGTCGGTCGAGGCCCGGGCAAATTTGCAACATTCATCCAAAATTAACGTCTGGACGGGGCGAGACGCCAAATTTGCAGGACTATTCGACCCGACCACAGTGGTCGTCTGACGGGCGAATTGCATCTCAAGCGCCTTCATGAGGTCTTTGTTCTCCGGCATGTGGACGGATAGCGAAGGATTGTCCTCAATGAGCGGGA